CAATAACAAAAGAATAAAGGAAAAATTAAAAGGATTAACTCCTGCTTCTTACAGAAGTCAATCCTTATTGGCAAGTTAAATTTAATTTGTCCAACTTTTTGGGGTCAGTACATCTATAGGTCTTTTATTTTTTCAAAAAAATACTATCAAACCCTTTAAATATCCAACTTAACTCTTCTTATTTCAGCACCTACACCATTAAGTTTTTCTTCAAGCTTATCATATCCACGGTCTATAAAATATTATTATTATTCCTTACCAGTAGTTATTTTTATTGATTTCATTTTTACAAAAAAACAATTTTTATTATCTTTTTTTATATTTTGTCCCCAAATTTACAACTATTATTCTTTATAATTCCTGTTTTAAAATTATTTTCCTTTTTTTACTGTTTTATAAAATTATACTATCATTTTATTTTTTGTCAATAAAAAAAGAGGACAGTCGTAAAGACTGCCCTAATTTATCAACTCTTTTATATGTGCGATAAGCTCATTTTCTATAGTCTGCATATGTGCTTCTACTATTCTTATCGCCTTGTCATACAGTTCATTTTCTTTTGCTCCGTCCTCTTTTAAATCTGCGAGAATATTCATTAATACTTTTTTAGTTTCTGAAAATTCATTTTTGAATATTCTGTAAATTATCTTGAAAGTGATATCATCTATAATGTCATGCATATCTGTTTCAAAATCTATAAGCTTCACATCAAAGAATGTGTCTATTTCCTTATTTATTACTGCCCAGTTCTCTTTGATGTGATTATTCCTTATATATTTTATTACTCTTTTCTGTATACTCCAGCGGATGTCTTGTATTTTAAGTATCAGGGCTATTTCCAGCCCCTTTCCTTTTAAATAATCATTGTTCAGCTGTTTCTCTAACTTCGCCATTGTAGATATCATTTTTTCGAGATATCCGAACATGCGTTGCTGTTGAGTTAAGAATATAGTACATATTACCACTGTAACTCCTAACTCAACAATATCTTTTACTAAAAGCGGATTCATTTCCATTCCCCCTTTTTAGCTACTATAACACTTTAGCAGCTCTCTCGAGGTTGAATATTTCCTGTGCCAGTTTTCTTATATCCAATAGTTCTTTTGCTTCTTTTATTGCCCTTGATATTAAATCTTCTGCAAAATTTTCAATGATGTCTGGCATCCATTCTAAATTTCTTCTCTTTTCTTCTTCAATAAATTTTTCTATTTTATCCCAAATTCCATCAAGCAGAGTTTCCATTTTTTCAACTCCAGTTTTTGCTTTTTCTGTTAATTCTACTGCTAAATCAGTCATTTTAAATCACTCCTTTAAAGTTTATATTATTTTTATTTTAAGCCACCTGACAGGCTAAAATTTGCATTTTATTCTGTCAGATGACCTTTTATACCTAAATTGCTTTTAAAACTCTTATATTCAAAATATACAAGCCATTTTTTCTATAGACTCAATTTTTCACTTTTTTGAGTCTATAAAATTTTTTAGACTTAAAATTTCAAAAAATTAAGTCTTATTTTATTTCAAAGTGAGGTGTATCGTGCATTTTCCAGTTTCCACCCCACTCAACATTTACTCCTTTTTCTTTCGCTATCTTTAAGATATGCTCAGATATAATTTTTAATTTTTTATCGTCATACCCTTCTTCTGAAGTAAATTTCCTATACTCTCCATTTTCTAAAATTCCACAAGGAAAAATATCCACTGCATGGCCATAACCATCTGATTTAATCTGATGATTTGATTTTGCCTTATATCCATCGCAGTTTGTTACTTTCGGCCCTGGTTTAGTTCGACCTTTTTGATACAAAGCAAACTGTTCTTCTGTTGTTCTAGCTCCGTCTGTAATTCTAAAATCAAATGGACTGTTTTTAATAGCTTCTTTCATGACCTCAACAAGTTTCGGATGTACTTTAGACATTTTGTCCAAACTCGTCTGACTGAAAGAATAAACAGGTTTTATGAATTCTTTTTCGACAGTGCCTGTTTCCTCAGTAGTCAAAATTATTGTTGTTCCTTCCACTTTCACATCAGTTACCTTTAACTCTTTTCCTTCGTGCAAAAACTCAGTTCCTTTTAAATTTCCTATTTCCATTTCTATTCCACCTTTCTTCCTAATAATTCCATAAATTTCAGATACTTAAACAATTTTACTGGACTAAAATTACTAGCTTTCAATGTCTTTAAATTATATGTAAGACTATCATCCAGTCCTTTATTTATTAAATGCAGACACAATTCAGAGCAGAAGTATTTGTCCTTATGCTCTATCCCCAGTTCCAGCAATTGACTAAACAGTATTGCTCCGTAGTCATAGCCTTTACCTTTAATTTTTTTGAATTCTTCAAGCACAATCGGGATTTCTATATGACTGTCAAGTTCATAGATATCCATGTTGTCTTTTCTGACAAACGGCTTTATTCTTACACCACCAGGATTGCTTAGATATACATAGTCATTGTAGACAAACTCGCAATGTGAGTATTTTCCTAGTGTTCTAAGTGATATTAATAAACCGACGATTGATTTTGGCCTGTGGAAACTGATGTACAGCTTGTCTCTCTCAAGTTGCATATTACCTCCTTTATTCGTGAGATTAATCATGTTAAAATCTCACGATTAATCTACATATTTTTATAAGCTTTTTCGTATCTATCTTTTGCATCATATTCTTTAAGCTCTTTATCAGTTAAATTTTCTAGATTATGGGATAATAATGTCTCTGTTGTCATAGCTTTTGTAGTATGAGCTTGCATTATATTTGCCATTTTCATCATGTCCTGTAAGGTCAGATTGACGTATTTTTCACTGTTATCCTTTGTGTAGAATTTCCAGTTCTCGAATTCTGTCTTTTTCATAGCCTGACACATTACTACTATTCTAGTCAGGTTAGACTGGTCTATACTCCTGTTGTTCTGTAAATATTTAACACCGTTTGCTTCAAATTCAAACGGAGCTACGTCATATTCCAGTCTTAGCTCATAGAGTTCCTTTTTAATCTGTTCTATCCGTTTTTCTCTGTCAAATACTATCTCTCCATCTTTTATTGTTTCACACTCTTTCAGCTTTACGATTTTCCCGCCTACAAAATAGTTGTCAGGAGCTATCTCTACTTCCTGATATTCTATTTCCTCGACCACATCTCCAGCCATTGTTGGGGCTATCATAGATGCATCTCTATTTGTACTTAACACTAAATGAGTATCTTTGTTATACATAACTTTTAAAGTGCTGTCCGCAAATTTCTTAAGCTCCTCGTACCAGTCTTTATTATCTTTATCAAAGATGGCAATATATTTCATGCCATCCTCGAACTGTTTTATTTCAGTTCTGTCTACTATAAATTTCATTTTTCCTCCTTATACGAATGGTGTGTTTATCCATTGCCCATTTCTATTAAACTGTAACGCTCTCATTTGGACGATATCAGTTATATAATCTCCTGTTGTTTCAGCAACTCCAGTCACAACGTACCCAGCTCTTTCATGTCCACCATGTTGATGAATTACTACCGCAACATATCCCGCCAATCTTATCTCATATATTCTATTTACTTGAGCATCATGTGCTTTATTCCATGCGTCGTTTGCTTTATTCCATAAATTAGTACGATCAGTATCCATATTATTCATTCTAATATCTCTTGCTACCATATCGTGATTATCCATGATTTCGCACCAGTTGCCACCATTCCGATTTGGAACTTTATAGTATGCACGTCCTCCGTTTGTATGTAACGCTCCCGTGTATTCTTTTTCCGAATTAAACATATTTATTACATGTGGTGTCCAGCAGTCATTACTATTGCCTCTTAATACAAAATCACTACTGTTAGTATTTCTGTACCCTTTGCTAAACGGAATATATGGCGACAAATCTGGTTTTGGTGCAATCTCTTTAATTTTTGCATACGTTATTATTCCAGCTTTATTTTCTTCCGCAAGATCTGTGTATTTCACTCTATTTTCAAGTTCATCATTTATTATTTTGTTGTCCTCAACAAAATCCATCCGTTTTGGATATTCACTCCCTATCCATTGATTAAGGCCCAGTGTTGTTTTTTTCTGTGCTGGCATTTTTTTACCTCCTACTCCTTATATTTTTCTCTGTCATCCCAATTTAAATTTAAACTGTCCCAAATGTCCCATGTCTTGTTATATCTGTCAAATTCATCCCAAGTCATGTAGCTGTAAACTATTTTGTAGCCCAGATGGGCAGGCTTATTCAGTTCTATAAAATTGATAAAATTATTTAAGTTGGGCGGAATTCCATATATGCTTGTAAACTTTATGATAAAGTAATACTCGTTAAATATTTCAGTTACTTCAATTTCTCCATTTGTAAATATTCGAGCCTGTTCTTTTAAGTTATCCGGGGAAAATATCCGTTTTGACAGCAGACGGAACAGAATTCTCTCCCTTCTGTCCTGCAGGCTCAAACTTAAATCTGTTTCCAGGTTCATGAATTTTTCGTATTTCAGTATCTGCTCCTCATTAAAAAAGTTTAAAAATATAAACTCCCTGTATTTCTCAATATCGTTTCTTATTTTTTGTGCCTCTATTATTAAACTTTTTATCAAGTCAACCTGCAGACTGTTCCTTGCAACTTTGGAAATTACTTTTATTTTATTGTTCATTAATAACAACCCCAGTCACTATTAATATCTCGTTACTGTCTACTGTTATGTTTCTGCTGTCGTTATTTATCAGTACTTTACAGTCCTCAACTCCGTTAATGGATAAAACTATTTTTTCAACCCTGTTAATGGACAATATTTCCTTGTTGTTCAAAGTATAAAGAGCTGAGTTATCTTTTATCATCTGTTTTATTTTTGAACTGATTAAATCTGTTACGGCATTTAGCTTTGTTCCCGGACTTAAAATAACACTTACTGATATCGAAATATTCTTACCGTCGAAACTTGTCACTGTGACATCAGCTCCGACAGGTCTTCCGTCAATCTGTTCTATCCGTTTTTTCACTTTTCTGATTAGCTCACCATCAGCTAAGGTATTGTTATAGTTTGAGATTCTGACTCTTACCGTCCCATTCCCGTTCCACAGCGGTTCGACTAATACTTTTCCTACTCCGTCTATCTCCTTTGCCCATTTTTCATAGTCATAGGTATTACCGCTATGTGCCGGTTTTAATATCCTTTCCTTCGCTCTCGATATAAGGCTATCGTTAGGTTCCTTCTCGTAGCCATTTGTAAAAGCTTTTTCGTTAGTCACTGTGAAGATGTCGGCGTTAGTTATTTCAAAGTTTACTATCTCACCTATGGCACAGTTCCCGACTTCTCCAACTTCTAAGCACTCCACTTCTGCAACTGCTTTTCCGTTAAAAGCAATAGTCGTGTCATAGAGCAGCTTATATTTTGTGCTGTCCGTTTTCAGTACTATCGCTCCTGCAGATATCGTAGTGTCAGCTTTCCCGGTTATCGTTATTTCTCCTCTTGCCTTAGTTCCTTGCTTTCTCGTCACTCCGAAGAGCATCGCATGATAATCTATAAATTCGTCTTCTGTCGCCGTATCAATAAAAGTCTGATTGACCCAGTATTCCAGTGACTTATATATGCTCTCCGCTTCTATTCCGTAAGCACTCGCTATATCAAAATTAAAAGATCCTTCTATTTTTGAGAAATTATTTTCCAGATTGGCTAAAAAAGTATTCCTAGCTTCTATTTTATTCAATGTAGTTCACCTCACTCTCTTCATAAACCGTGGATATGTTAAAAGATACTTCCAGGTGATTGTCATCGCTGTTGTAGCTCAAATCAAAATTATAGCAGTCCAAAATGTATGGGTTGACCAGCAGGCAATCTTTGATTTCTGAGATAATCAGGGCATTTTTCACGCTTTCCTGATAGATCGTACCTATATGCTCATCCAAGTTATTTCCATAGCTGTCGGAGTGTATCCCGTAAAAGTTCCTTTTAGTTTTAAGTGCTTTGAATACCCATACTTTAAGTGCCTCATTTTTTGTCAGTTCAACAAGGTTATTACCGTTTTTTAAAGGCTCCAGCGTATTGAAATCAATCGCATATTCTTTAAAAAGAGGTAAATCCTTTTTCTCTTTTCTTTCACTCTGCTTTAAAAATAACGTTTCAAAATCCATAATCACACTCCCTCTATCGCACTGCTTGGCATTTTTACTATTTTACTGACTACTACATAGTGTACACCTAATACCAGCACCAGCACTTCATCGCCAACTTTTAATGTATCCTCAAACCATATATCCTTGTGACTTTTATAAGTTCCCGAACCCTTAACTGCTGAATGGCCATGAGTATGTGGGGCGGGGCCATTGGCAGTAGCTGTTTCTGTAGTCGCGTCAATAGTTATTTCGTCAATCACACCATCTATTTTGTAAAGTCTGTGGTAACGCGGTAATAAAAAATTAGAGCAGTATATCTGCTCCGAAGGTACTTCCACATTATCAAATTTTATTTTCAGTTCAGGCGGTGGACTGGAAACACTTGCCCTTATAAAATTGTTTGCCCGCTGTTGCACTCCGGTGTCAATCATATCGTTAAGTAAATCAAACATACTCATTATTTACCACCTGCTTTTTTCTTACTTTTCTTATTCTTTTTATTTTTAGTTCCTTTGGATTCTTTAGATTTCGGTTTTTCGTCAAATTCGGTTTTGTCCATCACATTCTCAAAAGCCAGTTCTACATCACAGTAATACATGTCATTTTCCCAAATATGTGTGTCATTTTTTACTAAAAAACTGCCGACAAGGTTTGTGTGGGGTTCATGTATCCCTATCGAATAACCACTCTGTATTAGAGTATTACCTAAACAGGTTATATTTCCAGTTTTCTCAATGCTTTTCAGCATTTCCTTTGCATTATTGATGTTGTCCCTGTCCTTGTCATACTGCATTACTTTTTGAAATAGTCCGTATTTTTCCTTGTCTTCTTTATTTTCCACTTTATCCACTATCTGCTGCTTTTCTTTTTCAGTCTTGTATATGACAATCTGATTCACCATTTTCTCGATGTCTTCACCATACTTGGAACTTTTTATATCCTGTTCGGAATGCAACAGCACATCTGCCATCGCTCCCTGTTCTATCACTTCTATTTTCCCGTCATTGCTGACAATCGAGTATATTTTTTTATCCTTCCTGTGCTGTATCGTATACGCATTCAGAATTATCTGATACCCGCTACGGTTAACCGCAGGATATGTGCAGTCAACTATATCCTTCGGTAAATTTCCCACTTCCAGTTTCAGTTCTCCGCAGATCTCTTTTAATATCTGCGATGGTTTTTTCTTATTAAAGTTTTTTACAAAAAAGTTTTTGTTCAGATATATGGAGTTGTCAAAACAGCTGAAAGTTTTGATTTGACTCTGCCCGGTCACT